TGATTACCGGACGGGAAGAGACACTTCGTCTCCTCTGAGAGGGTCACCACTCCCTCTCACACCAGTCCACCGTTTAGTAGACTGGTGCCCACGCGAGCTTTAAGCCGACGGCTCGCGGACGTCCACTGCGTTTGAGGTGATCTATTTGCTCCAAAGTAATCTCTGGATGCATTAGACACTTCGTCAGAGCTGGTATACCGCTGAGGGGTGAGTGTGGAATTCTCACATCAAGACAGTATCCCTTTGCCTCTGGTCTGTGCAACGTCGGATGACCCCGATGAATCTCGGGTCTATCCGGCCCTACACGTCCCAAAAGAGACGAGTTGCCAGAAACATATGGAAATCGTCCACCCAAAAGGTGTAAGATTTCCGTATCCAGCATCTCCACCGTATCAAGCCACCCAGCCTCGCAAAGCTGGTTGCGAAATGATACGAGTGAGACCAACTCTGGAACGCAGTGCCGTGTGTCAGGAAATGCTCTTCTGGATTTGACTATTGACACGTCTTCTCCAAAAAAGTATTCCTTTCCGCAAGATTCCCGGAATGGTCCATTCCAGAAACTCTTGTGCTGATTTACTTGAAACCCGAAGGTTTCAAGCATCTCAGACACGGCAACGGCCTTGTCCACGGGGACAATGATATCGTCTCCGTAAACGCGCACCGAGCCAACCAGCCGCTTTATCAGCGGCATAGTCGGAGATCGCGACATGCCCAAACATCCCAAGATAGAAATAGCCGTGAAAATCATGGCTTCTATCGGGAATGTGAGAGCAGAGCCCATCGACGCAAACTTCAAGAGCGGGATCACCTCTCCTGAAGGTAACCGGCATCGAGTTGATCTGCAAGCTTGAATTCCCTCAAGAAAATGGGGGTAATCAGCAAACAGTTCTTCGACAAGCCAGTTGGCAACACGGTCGCTAGCTTCACTTAAATCAAGTGTCGCTAACGACCCATCCAAACTACCTAGACGTGCCAGCTCCTGATTAGGAGTCTGATCCGTAAAGGCAGTAAAGGACCGTGAGACTGGATTTAACTCAATCTCACGCACGAGAGGAAGCATAATTGCCTGCTGTATATATTGCATTACAGTAGGCTCTTCTGCTATCAATCGTGGTGTTGTCTGCGTCTTAGGAACAGCGACCAATCTAGTCGGTCGCTCTTGTTCCGGACTCAAGTACGTGACATCGGGGTCTTCCCTAGCGAACTTCGCGTTGGGAAGAGCATATTCCCAGTACGGGAATAAATACTCAAGTCGATCAAGCCATAAAGGCATAACCCACTTGAGATTGCCACGCCGAAAATCGGCAGTAGCCCCGGGCCCATGTCTAGGAACCAGCTCACCATGGTAAACCATGCCGTCAAGACGGCTAAGAGCTGGCCCAAAAATGAGCCTAATGACCCTTCTGGCAGCCGCGGCACAACCCTCTTGGAAGAGGGCGTCACCGCGACTATCGATAAAGGGTCAGCCACGTGCTTGTCGACGTCGGTATAGCTCTGAATAGCGGCTTCCACCCTGTCAGGTGGAGAGAGGTTCTTCTCTTTCGAGAAGAGCAGCAAAAGCTGCCGTAAACCTTTCACCGCTTTCACTGCCCTTGGCCCACTTACAAAGTGGGTTGCGGGCAAGAGCACTGGGTTGGGGACAATCAAGTTGCCCTCCTTCCCTTCGCCGACATTGATCGTCGTCTCCGAGGTAAAGATCAGATCCAGGAATCCACCGAGAAATACGGGAATTCCCTGATGCTTAATTCCATGGTTATCCGTCACCTTACGGCGGCGGAAGCCCTGGAATGCATCAGAAGGAATCCATCCTAATCTCATAGATGTAAGAACATCTTGATGAAAGGATGGAAGGGTGATCGTGAAAAACGATTCACCTTCTGATCTCACTCGCCTCAAGACCGTTTTGCGGTCTTGAGTGGTGCTGACCGAGCACTCTCTCCCGATTTCATCGAGAAGAGAGAGCCAGATCTCACTTCGGCTTTTCATGGCTACCTCCTTTCAGAGGTATTGCCAGTCCGAAGCGATGTACACTTCTACCCTGGCGTGCGGGCGTGCCTGATTAGGGCACGCAACATACGCCATTCACGACTCATGATTGACGAGCTTGGTCTGGTTGCCCGCAATGGCCAACCAGTCCACCAATGCTTTCGCATTGGCAGAAACCTCGGCTGTGCTGAACCCCTGAGGGGGACAGTCCAGAACGAGGTACACAGACATCGAATAGGGCCTGTTCGTGCTTGGCACGAGCGGGTCCGCCGATGTCTTGCTGCAATCGAGTCGGACAGTAGACCGATTCCGGCGCGCCAGAGCATGCGAAATGCTCAGGACAAGACCATCAACAGTGCTTTCAAAAGCACCGGTGTGGTCCCCGGACTCAGTACGTGCCAAGCTTTTGGCAATCGTACTTACGGTTACTGTTTGGGGATCTGTGTACATCACGAGACTTTCTGGCAGATTGGCCCCATAAAGGGACCATGGACCCGATAGACTGTTGTCTACCAGGCAAGACGCCCTCGGCTTAAGCCAAGGGCTGCCAGGATCGACAACTGAAACGAGTTCAACCCGTCCCAGGTCAATCCAAAACCGAACGGATTGGCTCTTTGCCGCTGCCTAGTGCGTTTAATCACCGCACTTGACAGAACTAAGGGTCTAAACACGCTGTTCGCATCCCTACTCTGCGTCTGAAGTATGTAATCAGTACGCGTAGTGGTATCGACCATCATGTAGCCCCAAGGCATGACTAGTCCTCCCTCCGAAAACGCATTCAAGTTATGAATTACGTCACCGGCATTGGAGAACCAGTCAAAGAGCCACGAGTACGGTGTCAAAGCCCACGCTGTATCCAAACCAGGAACAAGGCCATAAGCCTTATCCAAAATCTGGATATTACGTAGGAGCACGTTAGGTGATAAGTGGTACGTAAATGCACCACTAAACCACTTACGTGTTACCGTCTTCACGGTCTTTGTCAGCGTACCCAGCTGCACTTGCTGCCCACTCGGAGCTAGCCCGCCTAATAAGCAGGCTGGAGCCGAATTGGGAGTAGTGGTAACGCTTGTCGTCTCCGTTAAATCGAAGTCGAACCGGCGTTTGACTATACGACCGCTGTCGCGAATGAATTGACCAGTAATCTGGTCAAAGTTCCTGATGCTATTGATGAAGTCCCTACCATCAGATATGGTCGGGGCCCAACCAAATTGCATATTCAGGTACTCCGATCCGAGATTCCCATCTGCCTTTCCAGGCAAAGAAGGAATCCCATCTCGGTACAATTCGCCCAGCGCGATCGATAAGTCAGCAGCTGGGTGGGTGGGTTCTACTCTAGCAATGGCCGTAGCGCCTAAAGCGTTTATGACCGGAGCTTGGAGCAGAACTGGAGCGAGTCCTCTAATCCAAGTAAGATTAGATGACAAGGCAGTTCCCGATACGTGTCCGGCGATAGCCGAAACGTCTTGAGAAGCGCATAGCATGCCCTGATAGTCATCCCAGGTATTACCTGAGATCCTAAAATGTGCATCTATCTCCTGTCCGAGGGCTACGATAGTGATATCGTGTTTAATCCACGGACCACCCACATCGATTCCAGGTAGAAGGTTGTGAATCTTCCAACCTGGATGGTTGTATCCCCACATGTACTCAAAGTTTAACGCGGCTTCCACAAACCGCGATGACCTTGAGTTCACGACACCCGTGGTACGATTAGTCCACAGAGTGTCAACGTACTGGCTCGATACCTTACCGGTCGTCCTAAATTTCTCATCCACATCATTAGATATGGACATGAGGGTTTTATCAGCCCCCGGAGAAATCAGGATTCTCGGTTTGGCACTCAGCCACTCCTCCAAAGAGGAGCCGTACGTTACGGGCATAGGACCACAACCAACCGTTCGGGGACAAATTTGACTCGCACCGGGAGAGTCCCGATACTCATCAAATCGGGTGCTTGGCAGCACCAGCGGGGAGCCTGAAGAGGCT